CATGAGTTCTTTGGCGAAGACCTCGAAGAGTTCCGCAAGCGTTTCACCCTTTGGCTTCGTCCGTTATGAGCATCAACTTGAATCTAGGAGACTGCCTTGAGGCAATGAAGGCGATGCCAGACAACGCCTACGACTTGGCTATTGTTGACCCCCCGTATGGTATCAATATAAACAAACAATCACAAGGCAAAGGTGGTGTTGCTAAAAAAATAGAGTACACAAAAAAAGATTGGGATTCCAGTTCGCCCGACAAATTGTATTTTGAAGAATTGATTCGCGTTTCAAAAAACCAAATTGTTTTTGGTGCAAATCATTTCATTTCAAAAATTCCATTTGATTCATCATGTTGGATTATTTGGGACAAAGACAACGGGGAAACGGATTTTGCCGATTGTGAATTGGCTTGGACATCCTTCAAAACGTCGGTAAGGAAATTCAAATGGAAATGGAGTGGAATGTTGCAAGGCGATATGAAAAACAAAGAACAACGCATTCATCCAACACAAAAACCCGTGAAATTGTACGAATGGATTTTGGACAATTACGCCAAAAATGGTGACAAAATATTGGACACGCATATTGGTTCGGGATCGACTGCAATCGCATGTCACAACCGCGGATTTGATTTGACTGGTTTTGAAATAGATGAAGAGTATTTCAACGCCGCGGTAAAAAGATTGAAAAATCATCAATCACAATTGAGAATGTTCTAATTATGGCAGGTAGAAAAAGAAAACCAACGGAAATGTTGAAGGCGTCGGACACGTTTCGACCGGACCGCCATGGCGGCAAAATGGAAATGCCGGTGACGGCACCAACACCGCCAACACAATTGGACGGGGTGTCGTCCGAGGCGTTTGAATTCCTGTCCGCCAAATTGGTTGGGTTGGGTGTCGTGTCCGAATTGGACCGATACGCATTGCAAATGTTCGCGGATGCGTGGGAGGATTACGTGGCGGCGCGAAACATCATCCGCCAGCATGGCCCGACGTATTCAACGACAACGCCGGCGGGCGACACAATGTTCCGTCCGCGTCCGGAATTGTCAATGATGCAAAACGCATGGGATCGGTTGAAAAAGATGTTGCCGGAATATGGATTGACGGCCGCGTCGCGGGCGAAGATTGACGCAAAGGAGCAGGTGGAGGACATTGATGATTTGTTGTCATGATTGACACGACGAAGGGCGAACGCGCCGTGAAATTCATTGAACGTATTTGCACGCATGTCAAGGGCGATTTGTCGGGCAAACCATTTTTGTTGGAAACATGGCAACGTGAATATTTGATTCAATTGTTCGGGACCATTGGTCCGGATGGATTGCGCCAGTACCGCACATCGTTTGTGTTCCTACCGCGTAAAAACGGCAAATCGAATTTGATTGCGGCGATTGGTTTGTACCTATTATTCGCCGACAATGAACCGGGCGCGGAAATCTACGTGGCCGCGGCGGACAGGGAACAGGCGAACGCAATATTTGAGGTTCAAAAACAAATGGTTTTGAATTCAACGTTGTTGCGCGACAAATGCAAAATTTATCGCAATTCGATTGTGTTGAATGGCACGAATTCATACATCAAGGCGATCAGCGCGGACGCATCGACGAAACACGGATTTTCGGCGCACGCCGTGTTGTACGATGAATTGCATTCGGCCCCGAACCGCGAATTGTGGGAGGTATTGACGACATCGGTCGGCGCACGTTCCCAACCATTGGTTTTGGGTATATCAACCGCCGGGATTGACCGCGGTGGGTTGTGCATGGAATTGTACGAATACGGCAAACGCGTTCGCGATGGTGTGATTGACGACAAAACGTTTTTGCCGGTTATATATGAGGCCCCGATGGATGCCGACCCGTTCGACGTTGAAACGTGGCGCACGGCAAACCCGAATTTGGGCGTGTCCGTTCGCATGGATTATTTCGAACGGATGGCGGCCGAGGCGCGAATACTACCAACGTCGGAAATCGCATTCAAACAATTGCATTTGAATCAATGGGTGTCATCATTCGACGGCTGGGTGACGGACTCCGATTGGATGTTATCGGCCGGTGATGTGGACATGTCCGAATTGGCCGGTGAACCCTGTTTCGGCGGTTTGGATTTGGCGGCAACGTCCGACGTGTGTTCGTTCGTGTTGGTATTCCCGCGCCCGGATGGTTCGGTGAAGGTGTTGCCGTGGATGTTTGTTTCGCAGGCGGCCGTGGATCAACGCCGTGGACGCACCGGTGCATCATACGATGCGTTTTCCGCCGCGGGTGAACTAATTGTCACCGACGGGAATTCGACGGATTACGACGTGATTTTCACGCAAATGTCGAAATGTGCGGACATGTTCGATATCAAATCCGTTGCATTCGACCGATGGAATTCATCGGCATTGGTTCAACGATTGATGGACGCCGGGTTTGATATGGATCCGTTCGGACAGGGTTTCGCATCGATGTCCCAACCAATCAAACAAATGGAAATATTGATCAAACAAAAGAAATTGAACCATGGCGGTCACGGGATGTTGCGATGGATGGCATCGAACATTCAAACGAAGGTCGATGAGGCGATGAATATCAAATTCGTCAAATCGAAATCGGGTGACAAGATTGACGGAATGGTCGCGTTGGCCATGGCCGTCGGCGAATGGATGACAAACGACAATGACAACGCGGGCGGTTCCGTGTATGAAACCAATGACATCAGATTTTTATGAGCCAACAATTTGAAAATGAACGTGCAACGTTCGAATCCTTCAACCAATTGTTCAACGATTTGGTCGCGGAACACAATTGCAAAATGATTTCCTATGAATTCACCGAACAACAACACGTCGACCAATACGGACGTCGCCGTTTTTCATCGTACTATTCATTCACCAATTCAAAAAAGCACCATGCACACAAACGAAAAGATTGAACACGTCATTGAACGATTGGAGGATTTGTTGATTTCAAAGAACAACACGTATGGCGATTCATTGCAGAACCCCGTGCGGATATTCTCGAAACTGGATCGCATGGATTCTATTTCCGGGCGCATTGACGACAAATTGTCGCGCATTGCGGCGGTTGGAATTACGGATGAAACAAAGGATACGTTGTTCGATTTGATGGGGTACGTCGTGCATTTGATCATCGCTTTTGAGGATGAAAATATTTGATTTCGGTCAAAACATTGATTTTTTTGTTCAAATGTGATTTTTTTGGTTCATGGGTATTGTTGATTTAACATTTTGTTGTATGTTTACATCAACAAACAAACAAACAACGATCATGAACACAATCAACAAGAACAACCCAAACGGATACAACGTCTACAAGAACGGCAAACTTTACGGATGGTGCCTACTTTATAGCGATGTGATTTTGGACCTTCAAGAAGGAATTTTCGACAAAGTAGAGGAAGCAAGCCGCAACCCCAAAAAAAAGAATTCAAGATTTCACACCATGTAAACCAAATGGGGCCGTCCATTAGGGCGGCCCTTTTTAAAACACAAACAATCATGAAAACCGAATTGACCGAATTGGCCCGTGCATGGAACATGTACATGAATCCAAAAACCGAAACCGAATTCAATGACGCCGAACGCGTTTTGTTGAAATTCCACAAAAAATACGGAACGATTGATGTCGCAACAATTCGTTCGTTGATCAGTTAGGCGCAAAATGGAGTTTTTGGTTGAACGTCGCCAAACTGGTTGGGGACCCTTTCGGGGGTCCCTTTTTCGTTTATGAACACAACGTTCCGTCCCCGTCGGGATGTGTTTTTATTTTTTTTTCTTCCGCCCCCTTACAGGGGGACGGAAAAAAAAATAAGAAACGACACGCGTCCCGAATGCCATGGAAATAGTTTTCAACACACAAACAATGGTGCGGTTTTTTCATTATTTTTGTGATGCGCGCAAATTATATCCATGGCAAACGAACAACAAACATTGTTTGATCGTGTTCGGGCGGTGTTTAGAGCATCCCCAAACAACCCATCAACGTCGTTGAACAAACCGGCATCGTGGTTGTTCGATGCATTCGGTTCATCCAAAACGGGCGTTCCGGTCAACGAGAATTCCGCCATGCAATTTTCCGCGGTATGGGCCGCGGTGCGAATCCTATCCGAAACCATTGGTTCAATGCCGTGGCACGTTTACCAGCGTGACGGGGAATCACGTTTCATTGCATCGGCACATCCAATCGGCCAATTGATTCAGCATCCGAACGGGATGATGACGTCGTTGGTGTTCCGTGAAACGTTGATGGCGCATTTGTGTTTGCATGGCAACG